TGTACTGGCCCCGGAGAGCTTCAGGGACGTTGCTACCGTTTCGGTAACCTTTGCCACGTCTGCCGACGCATAGCCCGCATCACGCAGGGATGCGGCGATACGGCTATAGAGGTTTGCGTTTGCTTCATAAGACGTACCCGTGCGCTGACTGATGGACATCAGCGTTTTTTGCGAGCTGGCAAAATCATCTGCCGAGGTTGACGCCAGGCGCAGGCGGCCGCTGAGCTGGTTCCAGGTATCGGCGTAGTGGATAAGCTGACTGGTTGCGAACGCACCGGCAAAAGCGCCTGCCATGCCTGATGCCGTGGCGCGAACCGATGCCAGCTGCGAGTTAAGCTCGCCCAGCGAGCGCTGCGTTTCGCGCGTGGCGGCAGCGGCCCGGCGCCCGCCCTGCTCCATCGTTTTGTAATAATCTGAACCCATCCGCGACGCACGCGCAATCTCGGACTGAAACGAACTGGAGTTTGCCGAAATTTTAATAATGAGTTCGCGCAGCGTAGCCATAAATTCCCCTGCTCAGGATGCGCTACGCGGAAAGCGCAGCAAAAAAACCTTCAAGCCCGTCACTTTCTTCCACCGGATCAGGCTCGCGCCACTGGAGCATAACGTCTTCCATTTTGACTTTAGCGCCCTGTGAATTGAGAACGGCAGTTGCCACCTGGGCAGCCTGAATATCGCCGCGCCTGTCGCTAATGGGGTTTGCCCTGTCATATTCAATCCACATCCGGAGTTCGCTGGCGGTCAGCGTCTCTTTCAGCTCATGAAGGGTTCGCCCCAGGCGCAGCGCCAGCGTCATCAGGAAGAAAGTGCCAGGCTCTTTTACTTTGCCTCTGCGGCAGCCTGTGACGTGCTCAGGTCAAGCGCCTGTTTCAGCAGGCGGGCATGGACCGGGCCATAGATATTTTTAATAAGCGGCTTATCTTCGGCGGTAAATACCGGCATATCTTCTTCATCAAGCAGGACGTCGATAAACAGCACCACGTCAGCGCTTTTGTTGCGCAGCGCACGTTCGGCTGCGGTCAGCGTTTCCGGCTCGCCTTCCGGGTTAGGGTTAATTATCTGCTGCCACTCCAGCCAGGCCTGACCGGATGGCTCGCGCAGTTTAACTTTTGCCTCTTCCCATTCCGGGACAGAAACGACCTTGCTGCGAAATCCGGCCATCGGAGCCAGCGCCAGCGCGCGTAACGGGTTGGTTGATGCCTTTTTTGACATTTAAATATTCTCTGACTGATACGGGGAAAAGCGGCCTGCGCCGCTGTTATTATGCTGCGGCCGGCGCCGGTACGATCGGTACTGGTTTTCCTTTCACACGCAGGGTAAACGATGCGGTTACCACGCCAGCGGTTGAAAGGCTCCAGCTGTTCTGGCGCACTTCTGCCAGAAAGGCGTAGCCGTTGCCGGACGGAAAGAGCACCTGGAAAGCATGTACCGCGTCAGTGTCGTAGGCGGTGCGCAGCGTGTTCTGCCCGACCTCATCCGCTGACCAGTTCCCGGAAAGCGTCACCTCGCCTGGCGCGGCCAGGCCGTTTGTCATTTCCTGCTCGGTTGAGCACAGCGTGGTGGTTTCAATGTCAGACTTCTGGCCGCCCGTATAGCTCAGCTCTTTGGTCGAACAGTTAATGCTTTGCCAGGTCGCATCCGCCGGGTTCGCTTCCGTGGCCGCATCGGCAGAAACGTTGATTTTCGTTCCCTGCGTTTTTTCATATTTTGAGGTCATAATTCTCTCCGGATAATAAAAAACCGCCAGGCGGCGGTTTCGACAGGGTTAATCCCAGATTTGTACTTCAAGCGTGGCCCGGTAAAGCGACGTGTCAGGCTCGTAATCGTTCATTTCATTCACGGATACCGGATTAAGCACCTGTAGCGCGCTGCGGGCCTGCTCGCGGATGCCCCGGGCTTCGTCCGTGGATTTGGCCCATACGTCAATCTGCAACGTGGTAGAGGTTTCCGCCTGGCCGCAAAAAACGTCACCGGATACCGCCGAAGGCAGAATATAAACCACCCATGGCGCTTCCGTGCCGGATGGCGCGACGTAGGGATAAACCTGTAAGTTAGCCAGTTCGGCTATCAGCGGGTAAACATCGGCTTCCGTCATTTTGACAACACCTCATCAATGGCCTGATTCATCCGCGCCAGCGCAACGCGCGTTGCTTCTTCCTGCCTGACGTCAAAGGCAGGACGCACAAACGGATGCGCGGCCATTTTAGACGTACCCATTTCTACAAAGCGCCAGTAATAGGCGTTTCGCGGATTGCTGGCCTTCATGGTGTTGTCGCTGTTACCTGTGCCGGGGTTAACGCCGCGAATATGCACGCCGGAGGAGATTTCCCCACGTCGGCGGGCCTTTTGCGTCATAACGACCACGTTTTTTTTCAGCTTACCGGTTTGCACGGGCGCTTTTGCGATGACTTCGTCACGGAGCACGTCAGCGCCAGCGCGCGTGGCATCACGCAGCACCTTGTTATTTTCTGCCCGGCTCAGCGTTTCAAGATCTCTGGCAATGTCCTTCAGGCCGGAAAAGTCCAGCTTCGTGTCGATCACTGTTTTACTCCCGTTTCACAAAGCAGTTCCAGCCGCTGGCCGTTTTCAGCACAGGTAACTGACTTAATGTCGTATGTTTCGCCGCTGCCGGTTGGCGGTAAATGCACAATGCGCCAGCCGCCGGTAACGGTGATGCCCGGAACACGTCGTATCCAGATGCGGGAAGTGGTGCCGGAAAGGGATGCGCCGGAGTCAAGCAACTCCCGGCCAGAAACATCAACAATGGAAGCGCGTATGCTTGCCACATCCGTCCAGCCAGTGGCCGGTTGCCCGGACGGCAGGCGTCCGCTGGCGGGTTTTTGCAGCGTCACCCGGTAACGCATCGGACCCGCTCTCATACGCCGTAAATCCGGTAGGGCTGAAGAAACGCTTCCACGGCAAAATCCGGCGTGGCCACGCTGACGCCGGTTACCACCGCCTCGCGGTTTGCATACCAGTGCGCTATCAGCATCAGCATGGCCGTTTCAATGTCCTCGCCATAAAGCAGCGCATCCGGATCGGCCAGATAAACGGGATCGGCGGCGTCATCGTAAAGCGTGCGGCGGGTGTAGTTTTCCACGTACCGCGCCGCTGCCTTAATGCGGGCCGCCAGCCAGGTGTCATCTTCAGTAAAGTCCTGCTCGATATTGCAGTGATGCTTTACCTGATCAACGGTCAGCATATAAGCCCCTTACTTCGTTTTCGCTTTAGCCTCGGCCTCGGCTTCTGCCGCCGCTTTGGCGTCTGCGTCTGCTTTGGCCTTTTCATCAGCCTCTGACTGGGCTTTCGCTTTGGCTTTTTCCTCGGTTTTAGCTGCGGTATCGTCCTGAGCCTGTTCCGCATAACCGATTTTGATTAGCTCGCGGCCGTGCTGCTCCGGCGTTTCAAATTCGGTGCCTTCGGTCAGTACATTGCCTTTATGGTAGATAGGCTTAATGGTGCGCATTTTCATGGCTGTTTCCTCATAAAAATGGCGGCACAAAGGCCGCCTTCAGGGGTTACGCAGCGGTGGCGGCCGGTGCGGTAAAGGTGCCATAGATAAACGCCTCCGGGCGCTTAACGGCCAGCGCCAGACGCTCTTCACAGCGGATAGAGATCATGTTCTTCTCGAAGTCGTCGGCGTTCTCGGTGGAGATAACAACGTTAGACTCTTCGCGGTCAAAGATTTGCGCACCCGCGTTGAATGCGCCGGTCAGGAATTTACCCTGGAAGGCGGTGGCTTCAGTGGCCACAACCGGCAGCCCCCACAGCGTCGGGCCGGTCAGCGCCGCTGGATTTGCCAGAATGTAGCGGCCCAGCGAGTCTTTGATCAGTTCAATCTTCGCCCAGTCCAGGAAGTGCAGGACGTGGCCGGATGCCGGGAAGCGCGCCAGCTGCGCCTGTAGCATGGCCAGACGCAGATCGTCGATACCGTTTTGGTTCGCTACGTCAAACGCGGCCTTATAGACCGAAGCCTGCGGAATGATGCCATCCAGATGCGCGCCAGTACCGTCCCCGAAAAGGATTTCCTGCTCTTCCACATATTTCAGGCCGAATTGAAGCTCGGCATCAACCGTGGATTGCAGCTGCGCAAAATCATCCAGGATCTGTTTGGATGCTTTAAACAGATGCGCAATGGTGCGCACCGGAGTGATTTTCTCCGCAAACTGGATATCGCTGTACGGCTTGGTTGTGTTTTCCGCGACCGCTGCTGCGTTGTTGGTAAAACCCGTCTGCTGGACCCAGTAAATGGTGTTTGACGTGGTGGTGCCCGGCGCAATCAGATCGCGGATAAAAAGGCGCTGTTTTGGGGTTGTATCGATGCCCGGCAGGCGCTGAGGCGCCACAATCTGACCGGGAACATTAACGCTCAGCAGCGCAGCTTTTACCGGCACGCTGAGGCGCTTATTGCCTTCGATGCTGGATGCAAAAGCTTTCAGCGCTTCTGATGAGATAACCTGCTGACCAACGCTTTCGATTACGGTTTTGGCATTGTTCAGCGGCATGTTAGCAACATGTTGCTCCAGATCCCCGAGAGCCGCTTTCAGTGTTTTTTCCGCTTCGCGCATGGCGTTAAATTCTGCTGCCATTTTGTCGACAGCTGCTTTTGTTTCTTCTGACAGAGAGCCGGATTTTTTGGCTTCTTTCAGGGCTTCTTCTGCCTTCGCGCTGAATTTGCCGTTGGCTTCTTCAATGCTGGCGGTGACTTTCTTCAGGATTTCGTTTACTTCAGACATGGTAATTCCTTATTTGCCGAACGCGGCCAGCGCGTTTTCAAGTTGTGTAATATTTTCAGGATTGATTTCGTCGGTAGCGCCCGGCATACCTTCAGGACTGGCAGCAGCGCCTGGCTTGCTGCCGGATAAAGCTTTAAGAAGTTTTCGACGCTCAGAGCGTGGCGTATCGGTTTTCGCTAACAGCGCGTCAAGTTTGCGCAGCGCAGCGGCCGGACTGTCGTCGTCGTCCGCGATTTCATCAGCGGAAAGCAGCCTGTCGGCAAAGCCTTTATCAACGGCATCGCTGCCGCCGATATAGGTTTCTCCGTCCATCATGGCGGTCACGTCATCAGCGCTGAGGCCGGTTCGAGCCGAATAGATATCACCCATCGCTTTGTCGAAAGGC